TGCAGGCTATGTACACATACGCCAAGAGTTGGAGTTCTTCAATGTGGTTGTTTACAACTGCGATGGGGATGTGTTGAGTGAAGTGAATGTTCCATTTAAATTTAAGGAGATAGACCAATGAAACGATTTGTAATCTTTGGAGACATCGAGTTCTTCGATGACAACCATGCCTTGGTGCATAACACCAAGAGCGCCGAGTTCATAGCCGATGCTGACATCGAGGCGAGGGCGATAGCCCTTGACAACTGTGACTTCATTGCGCCCCACTACTGCTCATGCAGAATTACGTTTGCTCAATACCACGAGGAGAAATAAATGACTGACAAAACATACAACGGCTGGACTAACTACGCCACATGGCGTGTGAACCTTGAGATATTCGATGGGCTTGAGCAGAATGAGATGTTTGACCTGACTCTGCCTGTTGAACAACTGCGCCATGTGTTGCAGGATTATGTGAACGAATATGTGTATGAGCTGTGCGATGACCGCCACCGCCTCATCGAGGGGTGGATATCAGCCTTCTTGTCCGATGTGAACTGGTACGAGATAGCTGAGCACATGCTTGAAGACTACGCAGAAGAAAACCAAGAGATTGATTTAGACGGGGGCCTGTCTGCCGTAAATGAACAACAAGAGTAACCACTAACTTGTCCAACACTTGACAACCTCGGGCAACCGAGGTACATTTTTTAACTCAAGGAGGAGCATCATGCCAGACTTAAAAAGCGAAATGAGTAAGGTTCTCGAAGCATGGGAACAAGACGTTGAACAACTACAACAGGAGAAGCAATTGAACAGCACAAAGAAACTACCACACATGTTTACCGCAACCAACAACGTAACGCAGGAGACATTCAACTATGTCAAGAACAACCCAAACAAGAACAGCAGTGAGATACGCTCAGTGCTTGTTGCAAGGGGGTTCAACGCAGGGTCGATAGGCTCACTGCTCACGCAGTTCACAAAACAAAACCAAATGACGAAAGACCACAACGGGAGGTATGCCGTGTGTGTACCCAGTTACACACCGCTGAAGTCCACTAAGAAGTTCAGATCAGAGGGTAAGCGCGTCAACAAGATTGTGTCCATCAAACCCAAGCCACAAACAGCGGGCATTGCCGCGCTCAAGGTCGAGCCTAAAGCGCAGGTAACGGGTGTCAATACTTCTTGGGATGCAGACACCATCATCAACAACATTGGTTTGAAACAGGCGCGAGCTTTGTATGATGAACTGAAGAAACTGTTTGGAGGCTGACATGATATTAGATGTATTGACTTGGGTTGCAGTTTTCCTTGCTGGTGGAGTTTTTGCCGTAGTTGCTGGCGCTGTTTTCATATGGGTAATATTTCATATGCAGAACGGAGACAGGGATGACTGAACAAATAAGTGAAGAAAAAGACTGGGGTGCGCTTGCTGAGAAGCACTTGGCATCAATTAAACGCGACATGAAAATAAGCCTTGAAGACGCAACGGTTCGCGCTGCGCATAAAGTGATGACTGAATTCAACGACACCGAGCGCATGAGTAGCGTTAAGCAAGAAATAGTGCGTATGGCACAAAGCAGGGAAACCCTTTTGAATATGGATAGAAACAAAATCATCGAAGAAGTGGCACAGCACATTGAGAAGCTGACAGGGTTCGGACAAGATACCGTCAGTTCGTTTGCAATTTACATAAGGGAGATGAAGAAATGAACAACCCACAAGCATTTCCAAACCCACATTTGCGGGACGACTCAGGCATCACGATGAGGGACTACTTTGCGGCAAAGGCTATGCAGGGATTGATACACCACTTTGATTTTGGCACTTTCAGAGATGACCCAGAGAGACTGGCGTTGTGGGCATACGATGCGGCAGACGCAATGATGAAAGCGAGGGAGGCATGATTTTTTTGAGCAAGAAGAGAAAGTTGGCGCTTGATATGTTTACATGCCAACAGCAAGTGTTTGATTTGGCAAAGCCAAAGGCGGCATCGCAGTTCTTTCCTGAGTGGTGGAAGGAGTTGAAGATTCAAATACCCAACACCCATGTCGTGCCACAGCCAACAATGCGCAGGTGCATGGGGTTTGTTGACCATTACAAGCATGGAATTATTGTGCCAATGTGGGCTGACTTCAGGATTGAGGTTGGTGAAATTGGTACGCAATACCACTACGCGCTTTGCTCTGACGGCTACACCCCTGTCGTGCAACACCCAACTGGGCAGCGTGGTAGCTTTGCACCGCCTGACAAGTACTGCAACCTGAAACTTGAAAGCCCTTGGGCAATAAGGTGCAAGGACGACGTGTATTTCAAATGGGAACAACCCACATGGAATATGCAGAACCTAAGTGCGTATGTGGTGCTACCCGCAACAGTGGAGTTTGTATACCAGCATTCCATCAATGTGCATCTGATGTTTCCGCGAACAACAATCAAAGATGTAAGACAGATAGATTTTGGTACGCCCATCGTGCATGTGACACCATTGACAGAACGAGAACTTGACTTGAGGTATCACATGGTCACGCCAACTGAGTACGATAGATTTTTGTTTGGCAAACGCATCACGTTCTTGGACGCATACCGCACAGGACGTAGAGCAAAGGAGAAGAACACATGACACAAGATGAAATCATTAAGATGGCTTGGGATTCTGGGGCATACACACACAGAATAACCACGTGGGGTTTTAGTTTAGAAAACCTTGAACGCTTTGCCGCCGCAATAGCCGCCGAAGAACGTGAAGCCTGTGCAAAGGTGTGTGAAGCGCAGGACGAATATGGCTGGCAACAGTACGCCGACGCTATCAGAGCTAGAGGTGAAGCATGAGTGATTACGACATGAAAATTCATAGCAACCCAGACGCACAAGCGTGGGCAAAGTTTTTCATTCATACAAAAGAAAAGGCAAACTGGCAGCTTGAGGATATTGATGAGGCACTAATGCTGGGTTGGTTTTCGAACGCAATGATGGCAATGCACGATTATTTAAAGTCACAGCGCACATGGGTAGGGCTGGCAAAAGAAGACAGACTGACAGCTAAATATATGCAAGACGCACCAGATGGAATTGAAGCAGTCATTGACTACATCGAAGCCAAACTCAAGGAGAAGAACACATGACATTTCAAGATCGCATCAAAGCACTACCTGAAAAAGAAAGACTTGCGTTCTTCCGCCGTATTTTGGTAATAAGCGAGGCGGGACGCAAAGGGGGCGAAAAACCGGAAGTGTGGGGGAAGTATGTTGCTGGAATTTTCAACGAGGTTGGCAGACTGTCTAAAGAGGAGAAGAACACATGATTGACCGACTCATAGTGGGTGCAGTGTTGTCTTTTGTTGGGTGGAATGGCATGTTCCCCGAGCCGCCCACACCGCTGACGCTGAAAGAAAAAGCAAAGATGCAATCAGTTGGCAAGGTGTGCATGAAGAAAAACAAACAGACAGTAACAGTAAAACAATTGTGCAAACGATGGGAGGTACAGAAAAATGTTTGAATTTAAATGGTTAAGCGGAAAGCCAATGCTTCCCTATGTCATTCCAGCGTTTAGATGGATAGGCCATCCAAACTCCATCCCCATGCAAGATCGCTACTACAAACTAGGCGAAATAACCTATGAGGATGTATGTGCGTGGAGAGATGAAGTAACCCGAGAAGGGGAAGAGGTTGATCGTTTAGCCCCGCCCGAGTATTGGGAGGCCGCATTCAACAAGGAGAAGAACAATGCTTGAAGCAATCAGAACATTCTTTGGTAAAGTGCGCGGCTCACATGGTGAGCGCAGGACTGTCGTGCAAGAGAACCTTGTATGGCGGTGCAGTAACTGCCACCTTATCTTTTTAACCAAATCAGCTGGAGATGACCACAAATGCCAAGACCCAAGAGTGAATTGACCGCAACAACACAGAAGTGTATTGGGGTAAGGCTGACGTTGTGGCAGTACGATGAGTGGAAGCGTTTGGGTGGTGCCAAGTGGTTGCGCCAAATGTTGTCGCAAAGTATCAAGGAGAAAGCAAAATGAGCATGGATAAACATTTCAACGGGACACGCGCTGACGATTTACAGGTCAGCGGCAACCACTACAAAGAGATGGCAGTGCAGCCGTGGGAACTGATGGAGTCAGTGCTGACGCACGAGGAGTTCGTTGGATTCCTCAAGGGCAACGTCATCAAGTACGCACTGCGTGCTGGGCGCAAGGACGGTAGCGATGACTTGGGTAAGTGCCGACACTACATGATGAAACTGGCGGAGATACAAGATGCCCATGACTCCTGAAGCCAAGGTCAAGAAGAAGGTCAAGGAGACACTTGACCAGATGGGTGTGTACCATTTCTCGCCTATGCAAAACGGCATGGGTAGGGCTGGCATTCCCGACATCATCGGATGTCTAGACGGAAAGTTCATTGGCATTGAGTGCAAGGCAGGAAAGGGGAAGACAACAGCCTTGCAAGAGCGCGAGCTTAATCGGATACTGAACGCTGGGGGCTACGCCCTTGTCGTTAACGAAGAAAACATTAACCAACTGTGGGAGATCAAAACATGGATACAGAACAAAACTTAGAAGCACGGCTGGCGCTTATGTCAGACGAAGAGAAGGCGCATTTCAAACTGGTAGTACTTGAACTCATCAAGTGCTATGGCCCCGACCCAGATCAAGCGTTGATCTTGTTCAATGGTAGTGAGAAGTTGAGCGGTGTTGTCACCCTCAACTGTAATGAGATGGAAGCGGCAGGTTTGCTGTTAGAAGCAAATGAGTTTCTAGGTTACTTGAACATTATCGACGCACCGCCAAGGGAGGCATTTAATTGAACACGCAAATCAGCAGAAAAAGAATCGTGGAACTTATGCACGAATCAACAGAAACACCCTACCAGTTTGACGAAGGCTGGATTGCCCGATTCATGGGGCGGCTACAACAAGAAGACCCAAAGCTTGCTGCCGCTGTGATGCAAGCAGCAGATAAAAAACTAAAGGAACTCGATGACTAAACCGTTTGACAAGATAGTCACCATTGACTTCGAGACTCGGTGGGACAGCAAAGACTACACACTATCAAAACTTACAACAGAGGAGTACATACGTGATAAGAGATTCAAAGCGTTTGGAGCATGCGTACATGAATTCGGAACCGATGATCCAATTGAGTGGATTGGAGGAGAAGGACTACGTGAATACTTTTCTGGAGTCGATTGGAGACGAACCGCAGTGCTGGCGCACAACGCACAGTTCGATGTATCAATTATGGAGTGGGTATACAACGCCCGACCAGCACTCATCTTCGACACACTATCAATGGCGCGAGCTTTACGCGGCGTGGAGGTTGGTAATTCCCTCGCCAAACTTGCAGCAGATTTTGGACTCCCTGCTAAAGGCACAGCTGTACACAACACCAACGGACTACTCGAACTGGACGCTACCATTGAACGAGAACTCGCCGAGTACTGTGCCCATGACGTGTACCTGTGCGAGGAAATCTTCAAGCGACTTGGAGCCGGTTACCCCAAATCCGAATTGCGTCTGATCGACATGACGCTCAAGATGTACACAGGACCACAGCTTGAGCTTGACAGCAAAATGCTTATCAAAGCACTGACAGAAGAAGGAGAACTGCGTGCGGGACTATTACAGAAACTCGGCATACAAGAGAGTGAGCTTGCATCGAACCCGAAGTTTGCAAACGTACTTCAAAGCCTCGGGGTTACTCCCCCGACTAAGGTCAGTAAAACTACCGGCGAAAAAGCATTCGCGTTTGCGAAGAATGATGCCATGTTCCAAGCGATGCTCAACGGTGAACGTGAAGACGTTGCCCTCCTTTGTGAAGCACGCCTTAAAGTTAAGTCCACGACTGAGCGCACACGCGCACAACGATTCCTTGACATCAGTCAGCGCGGCAAACTACCAGTTCCGCTATCGTATTACGGCACTACGACGGGTCGTTGGTCGGCAGCAAAAGGTTCAGCAATCAACATGCAAAACCTCAAGCGCGGAAGTTTCTTACGTAAAGCAATTATGGCTCCAGAAGGCTACCAACTGGTCGTTGGCGACTTATCGCAGATTGAACCGCGAGTACTTGCATGGCTTTCGGATTACAGCGAGATGCTTGACATCTTCAGGTCAGGTGGTGACCCTTACGCGGCGTTCGGCTCTCAGATGTTTAACATACCCGGACTTACTAAAGACTCTCACCCCGATCTACGGCAGTCGGCAAAGAGTGCACTCCTCGGCTGCGGCTATGGGCTTGGTTGGGCAAGCTTCGCGGCGCAACTCTTGGTGGGATTCCTTGGCGCACCGCCAGTCCGTTATGAAAAAGCCTTTGCCAAGAAGCTGGGGGTCGATCAGGCGTATGCCGAACGCTTCCTTGAGTGGGACGACAACGTGACCAACATGTTGGCCATACCGCACACCTGCACCGATGAGGAGTTGTTGGTTCACTGCCTTGCCGCCAAGAAGATCATCGACATCTACCGCGCCACTGCCCACCCCGTTGCTACCTTCTGGGACATGTGTTCACAGCTTATTGAGGACAGCTTGTATGGGGGTAGGTTGTACCAGCACAAGTGTTTGACATTCAGCAAAGAACGTATAGAATTACCAAACGGGATGAGCTTGCTCTACCCCGATCTCAGACGCACAAAAGATGACAAAGGTAGGAGCCAGTGGGTATACGGGCCAAATGCTACCAAGCTGTATGCAGG